ATGCGATTGCGAACACAGGTTGGCATCGCACCACGAAACTTATCCCTATAGAAATCAACCTCTGAAGTTAGGGTCTTGAGCTTACGCATATTGAGCTTTTCTTTGCGCTCCCTGTCCCTATCTGGATTAAATGTTGTGGTGCTTGTGCCCACTTCAATTTCCTTTAGAGTTCTTTCAACTGATGCACCACGAAAAGATGACTCATATATTCTTTGAGCAGGTGACACTTCTGCGCCATCAACCATTTGCTTTTCCTTCCAATTCAGCAATCCGTTTTTCCATCACAGAGATGGCAGTATATAACTCTCCTGTATCCTGTGGTTTTAGTCTTGACCTCAACACCTCAACCTCTGACTTTAGCACTTGCTTGGTCAGTATTGCGATAGAATCGGTGTTAGCTTCCATTATGCAGCCTCCTTATATTTGTCATACCAATACTTAGAAGAGTTACGCAACTCAAAATTTGCGTCACGCACATATTCAAGCAGATCAGTGATGACCATAGCTTGCTTTCCACCCCAATCATCACTGCGGTCAGCAATCTGCTCAATAATCTCTTGAACATAGTCGATGGATGGGCATGTATCACCCGGCACATTAGGTGCAGATATCTTTGCAACCTCAATCTTCGCACGTTTTTCAATTGTAGCAGCACTCACTTTAGGCATTAGACTTCCTTCCAAACCAGTTCTTCAGTTCCAACGAATTCATACTTTCTGTTTCCAATCAGCACCATGTCACCGACACTGGTACTCCTGCAAGTGGCGTCAGGGAACATTGGCGTCACTTCTTCGTTGTTCCACCACGCATCGGTGATGCTGTTGGTCAACTTGAAAGCTTCTTCCATCTTCATCCGATCACTCAAGGTCTTGTCCACCTTAACCATCGCAACAGTCTTGGGACCACCCTTCTCATCCTCCATTGGAGCGTGAATGACGGCGACCGTTTCTTTCATGAAAGTTCTCAGCAAAGCTTCTGTCTTTTTATTACCGGGCATAATACGCCTCCTCTGTGTAATAACCAATGCCACTCAACTTACCAACGGCAGCGTTAATCTCACTAGCATCTAACCAAGTGTAATCACCATCGTCCCACTTGACCTTGACCATATAATCAGTTACTTCCTTGTTGATGATCACACGTTTGCCCCGATATGATAGATTGTCAACCTCACCGAAAGATAAGGGAATCATCGCACCAAAATTACCGATAATCTTTGTTCCTAACTCAACCATATCAACCTCTCTGTCATCACCACTATATACATTATCTCATACCCAAGGGGATTTGTCAAGGGAAAAATGACCCCTATTTACCATACATGGGGCCAGTCCAAGCAATGTTGTATCCACCATCAAGAACATTACCACGGGCAAAGTTCCGAGCAGGAGCGTTGTAACCAGCGGCCAACAGAACATCACCAAGCTTAAACTTCTTGTCATTATCAACATTGACAACAAACGCCTTGACACCGCCACCACCAGTGACCTTGATGTATTTTTTACCCACGGTATAGGCAAGACCATCAACGAACTCTTTGTTCATCCGCTTCTTGGTTTCACTCGCATCGGGATTCATGAAGTTGGTGTAGTCATCAATCATTGCGTCCATCATAACCTTGACGCCATCAATAACATCACCTTCGATCTTTTTCACTACACGAATTGTCATCTCAGTAACCTCTCTTGTTTCTCACTATATCTAATAGTACCATACGGAATAGGGTTTGTCAACAACTATTTTGCATATTCCCGATATTTTTTGATGTTCCACTTCTCGACAACATCGTTGCCGTCCTCATCATTCGCACCGGTCAGGATGTAAGCCACAGTCTTCTTGACCTTGGCAAACCGCCATCCACCATCCATATGCCACGGAGTTGTCACCCAGACCTTGTGGGGATACTCAGTGTAATATTCTTCCCGATTCTCAGAGAACTCAAAATATTTACCATATTCCTTCTCATCGAAGCACCCAACGATAGAACCATCGCCGTAAGGGGGAAAACTAATTTCATTAGGGGCAAATGCCATGTCAATGACCTCTCTTGTTTCTCACTATACTTAATAGTACCATACGAAATAGGGTTTGTCAACTAAAATCGACTAGGAATCCAAGAAAAATTAGCATCATCTAGCCATCGCTCTTCACCTGTCTTGACTGATTTGATAGGGGGGAATGGGGGTTTATGTGTCATAGACAACACACCTGTAGGCACCTCTAGGACTTCCCAGAGGTCACCATGCTCACGAACACGGTTCTTGCCGTGGTTCGTCTTACCTGTAAGTTTTATCATCATTGTTATAGTATGACATGTATATAGAGGTTTGTCAAGTTATTTTTTTGCGTATCTACCAGTTTTAGGTCTTTTTCTACCCATCTTCACTTTGAAGCCAGCAGAACCCGGCAATTTGATTGGTTCTTTTAAACCTTGACCACCACCGCCACCAACATTTCTTGCAGATGGTCTTTTGGTAATGCCCCTAAGTTGCATTTGATCAGCAATCCAGCTGTTTGCAATGGGATTTTTGACCTTATTTTTGACAAGCTTCTTGATTACCTTATGAATGTCCATTTCAATGTTTTGGTCTGGCTTATTATTGTCAACGAAGACAAACCCCTGACGAAATAAGTTCTGAAACTTACCTACATTTGCTTGCACATCCTTCCAAGATTGGATTGCAACAGATTCTGGCACATTACGATCTCGTTTTGCATTGCGTTCTAGCGCAACATCAAGAGAGGTATTGACGAATACCATGTAGCAGTCATATCCCAGTTTTTGCATTTTTGCCTTGTACCTATGGATTTTATCATAATCATCACCAGTGCCATCAATGACAACACCAAGACGCCCCTCAACATAGTTGTCTCGCATCTTAGTGGTGGTTGCCTTTGCACGACCACGAACAACCTCTCTTCTCTCTGTCTCACGCTCACCCCGTTCTGTGTTCATCTTTAGGGTGAGCCCAGCCTTATCCATCATAGTCTCAAATGCTGCATCAGAATTGACTACTCTTAGACCAGTTCCCCCTACGGAGTACCGAACAACGTATGACTTACCGCTGCCCGGTCCTCCAGCAAGGAAGAAACATTTAAATATGTGAGGGTCTTGAAGACCTTCTTGCAGTTCTTGAAATGTTTTCATGTTGTCGTCCTATTAATTTTTGATATCCTGCCATCTCTATAACATATTTATCATCATCTGAAAGTGGAGCTAATTCTTCTACTCGGCGCTCTTGAATTTGAAAGTTCATTTGTTTAATACGATTTTTTCTGGATAACATCTTATCCTCCTTTTTTTTATGATATGTTGTTGGCATGATAATTAAGTTAATATTACTCCTTTCGTAAATAAAGTGTCAGGATTGAGAAGCGTCAATTCTTGATCCAAATTCTCTTTGAACTGTGCCTGCCTCTTCCGGTTGAGTGTTTATAGCTTTATCTAGTTTTGATAAACTTGATGGTAGAGAGTCTTTGACTATATCCAGCACCATTTCGTGTCTGCTAGTTTCAACACTGAAATCGTGCCTAATACCTTTTACTAAAAATCTTCCTCTAAAGAATTTATCTATCCTATCCTCATTACCCTTGATTTCAACCCACGATGCCAATGGAAGATTAAATTGAATGATTGAACCACACTGAACCATAACATTCCCATGTACTTCTATTTTTGCAGAGATGCCATTTTCTAATTGAACAATTTGAGATTGTCTTCTCTGCAACCAAGTTTCTGGTCTGGTGGAATTGAATGTATAGCGGCCATCATTTGTGTGTTGAATGCTTATGCCGGGATCAGATTCACCCAATTCATCTCCACCAATTTTATTTGCAGTAGAACGTAGAAATGTTTTTGCTGGAAAATCACTGATGCGAGAAGTGTTCTCTACTGGTGTTTCACTGATCAATGGAAAATCATCCTCTCCTGATGCATTCGTAACTTTATTTCTTGATGATATATGCTGTTCAGTTTTAAAACTGTCTAGATAATTATATGTGTACTCTTTAAATCTTCTAGCGTATGTATCATATACTGTAAGTTTCGACGCATAAGCTCCAGTAAAGGAACCCAACAAAGTATCACCGTTTCCAGTTATTTGCATACCAAGTATAGAACGCATGTCGTTGAAAGAGTCTTCTGGTCTAACTCCTCCCTTTGACCCAACAACAGATGGATTGTATTTTTGGGATACATCTTTTTCATACATGCTGGATAAACTTCTAAAATGATATCCTCGTAAATCTTCATAAAACATAAAAGTTGGCGCACCGTCAAAAATAGTGACAGCTTCTCTTTTGATCATATTGATAGCAGTGAATGGATCAAAATTAGGAAAAACATATTTCTTTATGCCATCACTAGGTTCTATAAACAAGTCCTTTTTAGTTTTTAACTCGTTCCTTAAAATAGTTTCAACTATATCAGAACATGTACCCGTAAAACTTTTATTTAATTTAACTCTCTGATTTTTTACCAATTCGTGAGTTGTGAATTCTAACAGTAAAGCTTGTGTGTTTGGTTGGCCTGTCGGCGCTCTGACAGATAGAGAAGTTATGTGGAATAACTCTTGTGTAAAATCTATCGCAAGAGAAGTATTATTAACACCAGCTGTGTGTATTCTTAAAGATAAATACTCTTGACCAAGAATTGGCCCAACAGATGCTATATCAATTGTATCTGATAAAAATAAATTACCAGTGACAGAGTTCAATTGAATATTTTCATTTATTTCAATATGCAATATCTGCGGTAAAATACTTAATATTATCCCTTGCGAGGTAACAATTTTTGCATCTTCAATAAAAAAATTACCTGCTCTCTTCAAGTTATTTGTTTGAGGAACTGCCATTTATATAACACTTTCTTTCATAATACTTTCAAACTCCGATATAAATTGAGTTAAATACGATGGGTCTAACAAGCGAATATGTCCAAGATCATCTTGTCTATCTTGCTCATGTTCATAATTGGTTACAGCTGTTGCACTAAAATCAGATGTAGTGTCAACAGTTCCAATGTTAATTTTTACAGTAGTGTCACCAGAGGTTTGAGTTATCTCAAAATGATGAGTTTGGTCTACCAGTTGTGTTGAAAGGCTACTGTCAAATGGATATTTTTCTGCTAAAAAAGATAAAAATTGTGAGTATGATAGTGGCCATTGAGAATATCTATCAGTAATATTATTCAATATAAGAACAATCCAATGCAATTCTGAATCACCGTACAATTTATGAGCAATGATTTCTGGTGTTTCTCCCCCTCTAACATCATATCTATCAAACAATAAAGCATCTTCTCTAATCTTTGTCCGTAGAGAAACCCTCCTAAGAAGATTTGTTACTATCTTGAAGTCATTATTTCCTACAGAATCATATAAAATGCTAGGAAAACTTGAAAAATACATAAATTAAGTCCTTAAAATAAATTTTGATCCGCCCCTTGTGGCACATGATCGGTGATATTAAGCTTTCTAGCTGCAGGCACTGCTGCACTTGCTGTAACGCCAGGTAAACTAGAAATACTTTGTTCAATCATCTCTCTTGTTTGAATCTCAAGCTCTCTAAAACTTAGTGTTAGTTGAATTCTAGCTGGAGGTGAACCCTTAATATCTGGGTAATGAGCGATATATTTATCGCCACCATAAACTACGGTTACTTGTTCTAAAAAGCATTCTCCAATACTAGTCAAGTATCCATTTGGTTTAGGGGCCCCATCCTTGCCGGGTGCAGTGCTATAATATTCTATGTGAAATCTATCTGGTATTGTCATCTCCATACCAAGTCTATCATCTTTAGCATAATTTGGAGCAGCATGTGTTTTAAAAGTACGAATAATTTTTTCTATTTCTACTGCTTCATCGTGTGAAGTTGGCATCATAATAAAACTATAACTAAAACCTCTTCGATTTACTCCTTCAAACATTAATTCCATTTTTGGAGTGAAAACTACTCCTCTCTCAATGCCAATTGCGGCTGCTCCTCCTTTTGAAATTGCGTCTGCAATATTTACCGCTGTTTTATTTGCAGCCGACTGAATTCCTGCCAGAAATTCACTTCCGGGCTTTAACAAAGACTGGAAAGCGGCGCCGCTTTCCTGCGTATTTTTAAAACTTTGATATGCTGCATGAGCAATGTTAGCCAGCGAACTTATTTCTGTATCGTTATATCGTAAGGAATATACTTCTTGAACTGAAGGTGGCATATATAGCGCAATGTATGGGCCGCTTTTAGTAGCAGCCCGTGAGGTTAATTGAAGAGAGCCTCGACCTCTTGTCGAGTTTTTGACTACATTCGATGCAGCATCACCTAATGCTTTATCAAGATTTTTGGTTGCTGTACCAGTGGTCGTGGTGTCTGTTTTATTCTTACCTTCAAATGTTTTGACAGTAAACAAAACAAAATGACTATTGGACTCGTGTGATAAGTCTGCTGGATATTGCATGTAATCTGCATTAGCGGAGTTCCTAGATTTTGGTCCAGCGTCAGCTGACGATCCAAGTGCGCCAGGTGCCCGGTTTAATCCTAATGTTGATTTAATTGCTGAACCAGCGAGACCAGCTGCAACCTGTCCTGCCTTGTTTCTTAATGCGGTGAATACTGCCATGTCTAAATAGTCCTTATTTAGAAGTATTTATACATCATGGCATACAAAGGAACATACAAACCAACCAACCCCTCAAAATATAGAGGGAATGTTCACAATGTAACCTACCGTTCTCTGTGGGAACGAAAGTTCATGGTCTATTGTGACAACACTGAATCTGTGATTGAGTGGGGCAGTGAAGAGATAGTTATACCATACAAATCTCCTTGGGATGGCAGAATGCATCGTTATTTTCCAGACTTCTACTGTAAAATAAAACAACACAACGGCACCATCAAAAATCTTGTCATTGAGGTCAAACCCAAGAAGCAGACAAAACCACCAAAAGAACCACAGAGAAAAAATAAACGATATATAAATGAGGTGAAGACTTGGGGCGTGAATAGTTCCAAATGGAAGTATGCAACAGAATGGTGTGACAACAATGGTATGGAATTTAAAATACTGACAGAAGATGATTTGGGTATTCGTTATAAATAATTAAATGGCAACACCTAATTTTACATCTGCTGTTCGTGCAGCTGCTGGAGACACACAAAGATCAATTGGCTGGTATCGTCAAAAAATAGCAAACTTTGGTAAACCTGGCGCCATGGACTTAATAAGAGATGGAAGACGGTCTGGTGGACCATCTTTTGGAACTCTCAACATGTTTTTCTATGATCCAAAACATAAAAAGACACTACCTTATTATGATACATTTCCACTGATACTTCCTATTGGTGGCGCTGCTGGTGGGTTTTTGGGTTTGAATCTTCATTACCTACCAATTCCAATGAGAGTAAGATTACTAGATAGAATAACAGAAGACAAAACATCAAGAAGTTCTAGAATGTATGATTCAAATACAAGTATAATTACAGATTATTCAAAGTTAAAAGATATTCCAATAATAAAACCAACAATAAAGCACTATTTGTATGGTCATGTTAAATCTGAATTTAGAATTGTGATTCCAGAAGAATGGGTTATTGCTGCATTATTGCCTGTTCAGAGGTTTAAGAAATCATCTGCTTCCCGTGCTTATAATGATTCAAAAAGGAAAATGATATAATGCCAACAGCATTAAATAATTTTACAGATGCACTTGCATTTGGGGCATTAAATGATGTTCTATCAATATTTCGTAGTGACAATGCATATGGAAGACCAAATCTTTATGAGGTTCAAATCTTTCCACCAAACCATTTAGGTGGCGGCAACTCACAACTCAATCCGAAAGATAGAGCAGAACTTGGTCATAACACCAGAGAAATATCATTAAGAGCAGATAGTCTCATATTACCCGGCAGAGGATTAACAACTCAACAACTATCAGGCGGCGCTCAATATGGTCCAATGAGAGAAATTGTGGTTGAAGCAACATACGCAGAAGATATTACTATGTCATTTCAGGCATCAAATGGTTTGGATGAAAGAACCTTTTTTGAGAACTGGCAAGAACAAGCATTTAATATTCTCACACACGATGTTGGTTACTACTACAATTATGTTGGGACAATTGATATATTTTTATTGAATAGAGATTTTAGAAAAGCATATGGTCTTAGGCTTCACGAATGTTTTCCCAAAACAATTGGCGGAACTAACTTAGCAGCTGGCCCAAGCTCTGAAATTATAAAAACACCTATAAGCTGGGCTTTTAGAAATTGGACAAATATTGGTGGAGAACCACCAAAAAGTTTAGCAGATAGACTATTTGATACAGCATTAGGGACAGTTGAAAGAAGTATTACTGCAAATTTACCAGCGACATTGCGAAAATTATTTTAAAGGATTACAAATTATGGCATTACCAAAAATTGAAACACCAACATTTGAATTGGAA